ATTAAAGATGCGCTTACGAAGTCCCGGTTTGGTGTAGTTCCCGGCTTCATTTACCTTGGATTTGGCTTGCCCACCCTCTTTCATATAGCCCATTTTGTTACGGACTTCAGTAGGTAGTTTCCCAAGCCCAGCATTATCATCTGGAACTTCTTTTAGCGCCCCGCCAGATGCCATTTTCTTAGGTTTAATGCCCTTTTCTTTCATGGCAATAGCCGTGGCAGCTTGTTGGGCTAGTCCACCTTTGGCAAACTTTTTAAAGCCATCACCATCCTTACGGGCAGCGGTTCTAGCCTTGGGCATCTTAGAGGGGGCAATAGCCCCCATTCCACGGGCGGGGCGCATCTAGCACATCTTAAACTTGGTCTTGCCACGCTGTGCAATGCCATCCGCACGGGCAGATACCGAGCCACCAGAAGCCATACGGACGACGGTACCCTTGGTCTTGCCACGGGACTCAATGCCACCACCCTTAGCGTATCCAGCCATACCGCCGCCCATCATTTTCTTCTTCCCCATCATGAATGCAGGTTTGCCGTCTTTCATAGGCATGCCACCTTTTTTCATGCCCATTTCGGCTTTTTCATGCTTAATCATTGAAGCGGGAGCGCCCTTCTTCTTCATGAACGCCATTTCTTTTTTAACCATCTCTTTAGATTCTTTCACGGAACCTCCAAATTTCATCCCACGACGCATGGGCGCATAGTTAAGGGAAGGGGACATCCTAGATTCTGGTTTTTTGCTCAAAGAAGCTACATAAGCATCCTCTTGGGCTTGAGTCCTACGATTGCCCATTGCATCTTCCCCAACCATTTTCTTGGAAATTGGAGAAGTACGCCCGGTTACTGCACCAGCGTTAGTTTCATTAGACGGAGTAGCTTTAGCTGTCGGTGTAGACTTGGAAATAGGGTTGCTTGGCTTTGCCAAATCAGTACTATATGACTTCCCTCTCCACATAAAAGTCCTACCCTCACCCAATTCATTGAGTTTTGCCCTAAAAGCCTTGCCAAAAGTCATTTTATCCAATGATTCAGCAGGTTTTTCGGTTACGGTAGGTTTATCTGCTACAACGTCGGGTTCAACATCCCCACCCTCTTCATACCGTTTAACCTTACCGCCAGAATTCATTCCACGAAACTTCTTCAACGATTTAAACGGCATGTCCATGCTCCCGTGTTGGGTATCTTGTTTGTTAATTGCAGCCCTACCGCCGCGCCCAAACTTCCTGCCTTTGTCCGCTGCCGTGAAATCTTTGCCTACAGACTGAGACACGCCAACTTTCTTCGCAAATGAAGGGTTGTTGGCAATAGCCGCCATGAAGTTATGTTGCTTCTTTGAAGTGGAAGGCACTTAGACCATCCTACCTTTTGTTTTACCGCGAGATTCACACCCACCGCCACGAATGAAACCACCTTTAGCAAGCTTCTTTTCCGGCACACGGGGGATGCTTTTACCAATAGGACTAACCTTGTTGTACTCTCTTTCGCTACTAGCCAAAGCATCTGCCTCGGCTTTTTGGGCTTTCAGTGCAGCGAGTTGTGCTGGTGTTGGTTTGCTATCGTCTGCCATATCAATCTCCTAGCATTTCCAAGCCCGAAGGCTCTTGTTTATACGGCTATTCGGGTCATTTGCTGTCTTGGCAGAGGTCAACTTCTTCTTCATCCCCGTCATCCTCGCACAGAAGGAATCGCGCCGGGAGCCTCCTTCGGGTTGGGGCCGCTTCAAGCCGGGCTTTCCGGGGTTTGCTGCTTTGTAGGAAGCCCTCCCCTTCGCGTTCAGCCCACCCGCCGGGTTCTTTCCTTCTTTTCGTGTCCATGCTGGAGTCTTAGCCATTTCATGCCGCCGTACTAAGCGTTTGTTGTGCCGCTTCCATCGAAGGGTACAGAACGTCGTTACCAAAATCGCTCTTGTACTCATGGATGCCCATGTGGCCCAGTTTAATCGTAGGGTCAAGCCAGATGTCCAAGCCCTGCTCCCGCGCACGATCACAGAACAAGAAGTCCTCTCCAATATACCCTTCAGGGGTGCATTTGAAGTCAAAGTAAGCGTGCATCTTCTCTTCCGTATTCGTGTCCTTATGCTCCCACTCAGGGTGAGCCTCTTTAAGAACCTCAAACACACGGCGCTGGATCATCATAAACCCGGTGGCTACGCGGTAAGCCCGGACAAGACCCGCATCGTCCATCGTAACTTTGCCTTGCGGCCCGTTTATGCCATGCCCACCATCTAGGGACACGATGTAGACCTTACCTTCTTTACGGGCTTCATACGCCCCAGCCACAATTGCCTTTTCCTGATTCCAGCACATCAGGCGGATAACGTCATCCGCATCAAATGTCATATCGGCATCAATAAACATGAGGTGGTCAGAGTCCGACTTCATGAACTTATGGGCAATAATGTTCCGTGCGCGAGTCACAACAGAGCAACCGCAGAGGCTATTGACCTCTACGTCTATCCCGTGCTGCATCAATTTCTGTCCAAGCTGCATCAACGACACTGCCATCTTCACACTTACTTTATAGTCGTAAGCAGGAAGACCAATCATCAACTTCTTACCAGCAAGATCGAAACCTTTTTGGACGCGCACGGGTTCTCCTGTTATCCGCAAATGATGGTTGAAAAAGTAATATTAGTGAGGGTAACAATGCCAAAATCCATAGTCAGTGGCCCTAGAGCGTTGCTGCCACCAACCAAAATACCGCCAGTAAGGAAGACATACTGACTAGCAGTTGCAGAGGCTGGGCTATCAATTTGCAACAGCAAAGTACCCGTAGCAGAATTCAAGTTTGCCTTAACAGACCCAGCAGCAGATGTTCCAACAAAGTACACACCTTTAATACGGGTGCGCGGCAGTGCTACGCTAGTACCAAGGACTCCGACGCCAATAGTCCCAGTCATCGTTGCGCTAGGCGTAATGCTTGTAATACGGTCATAGTAGTTGGTGGAATAAACGGTAGTCGCATTGGGGCCGGTGACAACTTCCGTTGTTACAACACCGGGAGCGGTACCCATTTTGTGCCCAACAATGGTGAGGGTTTTGCCGCTATCGTTGGCGCTTCCAACAAACGATACTATGTAACCGATCCCGTTAGGGCCAGCAATAGTTTGCAACAGGGTATAAGCCGCCGTGCCAGAACTTGCCGCAGCTACACGGTAATACGACGCATTAGTGGTTGGGGATACTGCAAAATTGTCGCCTTGCATCATGGCATTTCTCCTAGAAGTAATACGGGGGCCGAAGCCCCCAGAAGGTTAGGAGAAGGGAGTCGCAACAGTACCAGACCCAACCAAAACACCGTTGACAGACCAAAGGTTAGCAGCCAACGCTGTTATATTGACTTGGCTACCCCGCGCAGCGCCGCCAGTAGTCGTGGCATTCAACGTGATAATCGTGTTGGTCACTGAGGCAAAAGCGTTGTAGACGGTAGATGTAACGCCCAAAGTGCCAACAAATTTATCTGATCCACCGCAGGTGACGGTTTGGGCAGAAGCACTAGCCGAAATAGCATTGAAGAACAGGATAAACTCAACGCCAATGTTACTCTGAGTATTGGGGTCGCTACCGGGGCCAGAAGAAGCCGGATCAGCAGTGGTCACAATAGTAGGCAGAGTGATCGCACAGGTTGCCGGAACCAGCAGGGTATGACCCGCGTGAGTGGCTACAGAAAGAGTTACCGTAGCACCAAGGGTAAGAATGTTACCCGGCCCTTGAGAGTAGAAACCATTAAGCGAACGGACAGGGCCGTCGAAGGTCGAAATAGCCATTTGATTCTCCAGTGTGTTAGCACGTCCGCATAGAGTCTCTAACAAGTCTGCTGGGGCAGTCGCTATGCGTAAAAATATCCCAGATCAAGCTGTTTTGTACCATACGATTTAAACAGCGTCAATACAAAAGAAAAGGGCCACCGAAGTGGCCCCTCTCAACCGCTAACTACTTGATTCTATTAGCTAGAACCAGAGGCACCGAAGATGCCCAGCGGATCAGACGCTCCGAAGCTGTAACGCTCACGGCTCTTATAACGTACATTCCCGGTGTCAAAATCACCGTCCATTGAGTTCGCCAGAGGCGTACGGACAAAGTGTTTCAGACCGTTAGGTACGTCAGTCATCAAGAACCAAGCATTCGTATCCGTCAGGAAGTGGTTAACACGGTACCCTTCAGGAATCGAACCATTGTTCTTCAGAGCGTTGATATCGTTGTTGTTGGTGCTAGTACGCAGTTCCGTTTCCAGAAGACGCGTAGCAACGAACATCAGGCTCGGGGGAACAATCAGCTTACGGGGCTTTGCAGCAATGAGCAGACCGCGCTCATCCGTCCAACCAGCGATCTGAATGACAGCAGCCTCAAGCGAGGTTTCATTCAGGTCAGCAGCGCCGCCCGTATTGCTATTCGTGCCGCCAGAAACCAGCGGATGCGAAGCAGAACACAGGACAACACCGTCACCGTAGGTCGGGCCACCAGAAAACGCACCGTTAAGGATCGTAGCAGCCTTAACTTGCTTGGTGTACGCCATAGCACGGGCCAGAGCCTTGGTGTAACGGGCGGACAGAGAGTCATACAGGTTGTCTTCAACAGCCTCTTCTGTCACCGAAAAACCAAGAGCAATAGTTTCGTGTTGGTATCTGGCGGTAAATGCCTCTTGTGCGTTGTCGTAGCGAATGGCGCTGCCTTCATTCTTTACCGGAGCAGCGTCAAAGCCAGACAGCTTGGTTTCTTCTTCAAAAGAACGCTCAGAGGTTTCAGTCTCGAAAATCTCTTTGTGCTCTTCGCCGTACTTTGCATACTCCAAACCAAACAGAGCATTCAAGCCGGGAAGAAGTTCTTTAAGTAGTTGTGCGCGTGAAATAGCCATTATTTATCTCCTTACGCCAGCGCAGTTGTGTTGCGATACAGGTGGGCGAATTGGTTAAACGTAACCAAAACTTCCACGAACGAACCGGTAACCGGTGCAGTATCGGGAACAACGTCGATGATCTTAATAGGAAGCGTAGCGGAGGCTACACCAGCGTTTTTGACACCTTGCGTACCATCACCGGTTATTGTGCTGCCAGTATTGGTTTGGTAGATGATGTCCACGTTTCCACCAACCAGCGCGGCACGGTTTGCCTGACTAGCGGACGGAGCAGCATCGGCGGCAGACTGAATGGCAACTTTCATTACCAGATCAGGATCGTCCGCAACAAACGCTACAGTACCGTTGGGGCCATCAACTGCGTTGGAAATCGTAGCCGGGTAGTATTGCCCGAACACACGCTGACCAGACGAATTGACGTAACTGCAACCCATGAAAACACCAACAATCGCCGTACCGGTATTGGTAACGGTGTCGTTGTTAATGCAGCCATTGGTGGACATGATTACGATATCTCCAAAGAAGATATTGGTTGCATGCCCAGACGCAATAGCCATCTGCCGGGTAGAGCCAGCGAAAACTTGCCCCCCTAGCAGGTTTACGGGTTTGAACCCGTAAGCGGCTGAAACAGTAGGATAAGCCATGTAAAACTCCTAAAAAGTTAAGTTATTTAGACCCACGCCCAAAGGTAGTTGTAGAGTTGCGCTCTGAAAACAGAGGCATCTTTGGGTTACTAGTCTTCATAAAGCTATGATCGACGGCTTCAATTTGGTTGTCGTTTGCTTTTCTGTAGTGGGCTGCGCGTTGATCCATAAACTCCTGTGGAATCTTGCACAACAGCAAACCGCCAATCTCAATGTTGCCTTTAAACCGAGTGTTATGGTCGGGCTGAGTCTGTATCTCCGGATGATCTTCAGCCTTGCATGGAACCCAGCCTTCACGAAATTTTGCAGACGTATTCGTTGGGTCAAATACCCCCATGATTGACGTCCGTACCCACCTAAACGCCCATCCCGGTTGGGGAGTAGGACTAGGCAGTAATTGAGCAGGTGCCCAACTTGTAGCGCGATGCGTAGTTTCACGAGTTTCTAACTCACGAGCCAGACGATTTTCAGCCATTATAGTTCTCCAATTTAATCATTTCTTTCGCATACGCTTCGTTGGTGAGACCAAGTCTCTTTGCTATCGCAACTTGCGATGCGGAAAGCCTAACTTGTTTTGGCGCGGTAGACCGCGTTGCTGGAGCAACTACATTTGCTGCTTTGCGAGGCGTGGGTTTTTCCACGTCCTTCGTTTGAGTAAGCTCTTCCTCAAAGTTCTCTGGGAACCGCTTCCTCATTGTTTCGTCAACTCGCTGGTAGTAACCGTCACTACTAGGATCAACACCAGCACGGACTAACTTCTCATGCAGACCCAACGCGAGGGCAGTCATCTCCTCATCCGCGCCAAACCAAGTATTCTTATCCCTCCAACTTTCGGCTTTAGGATCAGTAGCTTGCTGGCGCGTTTGTGCCTGTTCTATTTTGTGTTCTACACGTGTTTCTGTTTCTTGTAAAGCGGGTTTATACCGTTGATAGTCTTTAAGTTTCAACTTGGCGTCGGTCAACTCCTCTTGGGCGTCCGCAATCATATCCGCGTCCCCTGCCTCATACGCCTTCTTCATCCGTTCTTTAGCAGCAGTAATTTCGGAGTTAGCGGACTTAGTAACCTCCTCAACAAACAGCTTTTCC